CCTTGCGCACGCGCGCCTCGAGCGCCGGGATGATGGCTGGATCGATCGCCTTGCCGAGGCTGACCCCTGCGTTGGCGACCGTCAGCTTGGTGTATTCCATAGCGAATGCGCGCGGCACGGCATCACCTGTCCACCACACCACGCCCTGCGCATCGAGCGCGGCATGCACCGATGCCACCTTATCGAGCATGAACGGCATGTCGGCGTTGAGCACTGTCGCGCCGGCTCGGATGCGGCCTTCCAGCAGCGCCACGATCGCCGGATCGATCGCCTTGCCAAAGCTGCTGCCCGCCATCGCCGCGGTAAGCTTGGTGTATTCCTCGGTGAACGCGCGCGGGATGGTGCTGAGCGTCCACGTTGCGATGCCCTGCGCGACCAGCGAGCCATGCACGCTCGATACCTTGTCGAACGTGAGCGCCTGATCGGAGGCGATCGGTGTTTCGTCCGAGGCAATGACACCCAGCTCGACCAGCGCCGACGTGGCGATCGTCGCCTGCGGCACCGTCTCGGTGGCTGGCGCGCCGTCGGAGTTCAGCACGCCGAGTTCCACCAGTGCGGCGGTCGCGATCTCTGCCGCCGGCACCATCTCGGTGAGCGTCGGACTGTCATCGAGCGGTACGATACGCACGCCAAGGCGACGGAGTGCCATCTGTGCGATCGTACCGACCGATGTCGTCATCTCAGGCCACCACGACGCCGGTTGACGGAGGCGCTGCCGCGGAGCCTGCCGCGTTGGTGGCCGTCACCGTGCAGGTCGCACTTTTGCCGACATCACCGGCCTGCACCTCGTAGGTCGCAGCGTCGCTGCCGGCCGCCGCGTCGTCGAGCTTCCAGGCGTAGGCGTAGCTGGTGGGCTCGCCCGACCATTCGCCCTGCGTGCAGCTCAGCGTCGTGCCGCTCTGCGTGACCTGCGGCACGGTGGTGTTGACCGGCGCGGTGGCCGTCCCGCCGTTGCCACCGTTCCCGCCGGTTGGTGGCACATCGACCTCGGCACCGGGATCGGCCGGGTCAACGCCCAGCTCCACGTATCCCGCATCGCGCAGCATCGTGTTGTGCTCGAGGTTGTCGTAGACGCCGCGGGCGCCGGCCGAAGCCGCGCTATCCGGCGGCAACACCACCGTGGCGCCCTGGATGCCGGCGATCTGTTCGGGCGTGGGCGGATCGAGGCCGAGGTCGGACGCCGCCGCAGTGATGGACGCCGACACGGTCGGTTTGTTGGGCATGGAATGTCTCCTGTGAGAAAAGCAGGAGGCCAATCAATGACCTCCTGTCGTAGCTACAAACGGCTATGCGTCAGCGACGGCAGCCGCCCAAATTGTGAATATCCCGTTGTCCACCGGCTTCGTCGTATCAACGGTCGGATCAGTGCCAAAACGCAGCTTGGCAACGCCCCTGATTTCTTCTACCCCGACCCCGTTCATGAAGCCGTAATCCCGCTGGTTGCTGATGACCTTGGTTCTCTGGGCCCACGCGATCCCGAGAGCCTGTGCGCCGCAGAGGTAGGACGCACCGCATTGGATCGTGCTGGCGACGACAGGCAGTTCCGGGATTTCGCGGATGATCAGCCCGTCATAGATAAGATCACCAGCGGTAAACAGCGGGTTATCTGACCCACGGTTCCAGGCATATTGCAGCGCATTGATGATGACCGGATCGAGCATCAGGTCGCGGAACACCAGGCTTGGCACGAACACCACGTACCATTCCTCATCATTGTTGATGCGGATCGGTCGGATTTTTGGTGTTGCCGTGCGCGCCATGCGTTTGGCGAGCGTCAGTTGCGCGGCGGTCATCTTGTCCGCGGCATTGTCGACCGTCGCCAATGCAGTTGCATATACGTTTGACACTGCATTCGCTTTGGAGATGCCGAACAGGACGCGATCGGCATTGTTGGTCAACCACGTATCCCGCTGACCGGCGGTGGCTGCCGCGTAGCTGACTTGCACATTGCCGTCCGCGGTGATCGCCCCAAGCGATGTGATGATGTCGCTGCGCAGCTTGTTGGCGGCCCAGTTCTTCAGCACGCTGCGGCCGGCCTGGAGCAGGTCGATGACGCTCTTCTGCTCGTCCCAGTCGGACACCGCGACGGCGTGACGCAGCACGCTAACCACGACGTTCAAGCTGCGAGCGTTGAGGATTTCTTCATTGCCCTCCAGGACCGTATTCCCGGTTACCCCGGCGCCAGTTAGGTTCCTGACGGTGGGGAATACGACAGTATCGCCGGGTTTACGCGTAAGATCCGTTTGTAATTGGATCATCGCATCCATTGTGGTGCCGAAATACGGTGTGAACTGGTTTTCCCTGAGATACTCTACCCAGAAATCAGACTGCCATTGTATTGGGGTTAAACCCGGTCTAGCGGGCGTTAGTACCATGTCGGCCATAGCCGAGCACTCCTATAGTGGGATTGATCTTGCTCCTTTCATTGGATCGCGCCCGTTGGAGGCTCGGCGGCAGCCTGCGTACGCCCGTTGCATCGGTCGGCGGCACCTGGTCGGCACTCACGCCCGTTGTCCCCGGCGGCGGGAAGGCACGGCACGTCAGGCGTCAGAACCGTGTCGTCTGGCCGTTGGCCGACTTGCGGTTCTGTATCGGCGCCAGCACGTCATCGAGGCTCGGCTCGCCGGTCCATGCCCCCGCGGTGCGTCCTGCGACGCTGCGTGCGGTGCCCAGACTGGGTTGCATGCCGGCGGCGGGTGATGGGGCGGGCGTAGCCTTGGCTTCCTGCTCCCAGCGTGCGCGCGCTTCGGCCTCGATCTTGGCCCTGAACGCTGCCGGGTCGTCACCGACATCGCGCACCAGGCGCAGGCGGTCGACCTCGCGGGTGAGCCAGGCATAGGGATGCGGCTGGCTGTAGAGCTTGCCGAACAGCGTCGGGTCGGCATTGGCCAGGTTGCGGAACTCCTGCACGTATTCGTTCAGCTTCTCGGCCCCGATCTTATCGGCCAGCATCATCTCGGAGTTGTTGAGCCGCTCGTTGAGCAGCGCGGCCTGCTGCTGCTGGACGACGTGCTGCGCCCACCCCTGCGGGTTGGTGGCGGGGTCCGGTGGCGGCTGTGGTGGTGCTTGTGGCTGCGGTGGTGGGGCTGTGGCGCGGCGCTGGGCGTCCTCGAACTGGCGCTGCAATTCCTGGTGCCGCGTCTCCGCCTGCACCGCCCTGGCTTTCCAGTCCTGTCTTTTCCGCCGCTCGTCCTCATAGGCACGGCGCGGAATGACAGGCTCCCCCTCCAGCGGCTCTGGCGGGTCAGTGTCCTCATCAGCCTCTGGCTTGGCCTTGTCAGGCTTAGCCGTCGGCTCGGCCTTCGTCTCGACCTTCGGCTCAAGCGCCTCTGTTGGTGGCGCTTTCGGCTCCTCCGTGACGGTCGCGGTTTCGCCCGCTAGGAAGCTCTCAAGTTGCTCGTTGTTAGCCATGATGGTCCTCGGAGATGCGTGTTGGTGGCGATCGACTCCGCAACCGGTTCGTCAGCGGTTGCGGAGCGCCGCCCTTCGGCCTCACCCGTGGGAGGATAGGTTCTCGGCCGTCAGTTCAGATGGCAGCGGCGGCAGCGTGCGTGCCCCTGGCCGCAGCGGCTGTGCTGGTCGCTGGCGCGGCTCGGGCGGTGGCGTCTCCCCGGGCTGCTCCCGCATCTTCGGCAACTGCAACGCCTGCGTCTGCTTGGTGACGCTGTATTTGCTACGCCCCAGCATGCGCCCGATGAGGACCGGCCCCATGCCGTTCTCCCAGAGCTGCCGCAACAACGCGCGCTCCTCGTCCGTCCAGGGCACCGAGACGACGTGTTTCATGCTGGCTGGCATGGCGGCGCTCCGCTGTGCTAGGATGGGTCCGCGATAAGTCCGAGAACTCAAGCGCCCCGTATCTCCCTGTGAGTGCGGGGCTTCTTTTTGCCCCTACGGGGTGGTCAATTGTGGCAACTGGCACCTGACCGGGGGTAGCTATCGGAAATCAGCCTTTTGAAGAGTTGGAACCAAATGGCACAGCATGAAACCACCCGCCTTCCGCCTGTTCCTGGCTCGCGCCGTGACGGCAGTCGCGATCGTCCTACGACAGAACCGGGCGGTTGTGAGTGCGAGAAGTGCGGCTGCATCTTCATTGGCGCCGAGTGGCACGCGGTGTGTGCCGTCTGCGCCGAGGAGAGTGAGGGGCAGCTTGATGAGTAGGAACCCAGGATGAACGAGAGAAAGCCTTGGGCTGATGCCGATCATCCCAGCAACGCGCTGCGTCCACGTGTTCGGTGCATCGGCTGCGGCAAGCTGGGCTGCGTCACCTACTGGGGGCCTTGGTGTTTCGCGTGCAACGTGCCCCGAATGAGCCGGTTGTCTGCAGCGTTCGATGGTGCTGCAGCCTCGTTGCGGCGTCTGGGGCAGGTTGAAGAGTAGGAGGCGGTATGACGCACGAATGGCTGGCGATTACGGCCCCGAACGGGGATCAGGGATTTCAGTGCCAGCGGTGCAGGCTCACCGCGATCCACATCCCGGTCCGCTCCTCCTGCCCGCCGAAGCTGATACCGACGCCGGCCGAGCTACTTCGTCAGACAAGCCGACAGCAACTGGTTGAGCACGTCGGCGGTGTGCCGCGCACGGGCATCGACAAACCAGAACAGGAAGCCCAGCGCCAGACCGTTCACAATGATCAGAGCCAAGAACTGGGGGCCGAGCGTGTGCGCAGCCTGCCCGCCAAGCTTGATCGCCGCCTGGACGACCGTGGTGTGGCCGTTGCCGTTAGGCCCCGACGGTGGTGCGCTTGTCATAGACCGAGACGCCCCCATCCAGAGCCTGCAGCACCTTGCCAAGACGCATAGACGCGTCCTCAAGGTGCCGGTAGGCCAGCATCAGGTTGGCCACCGCCTCAGCCTCGGCCCCGATCATGCTAGCCTTCAGCGCCAGTAGGTCCGCTGCGGTGCCTTTGATGCCGCCGCGCAGATCGTTGATGGCCTCGATCTGCTTGTCGCTCATCACGCCCGCCGCTGACGCACCAACCCCAACCCAAGCAGCCCGACCCCGAGCAACGCCAGCGTGGCAGGCTCCGGCACCGCCGCAGGCGATGCTGAGAACGTCCCCGACACCGATGAGGTGAACGAGCCGATACTCGTGCCCACAATGCTAAACCCCGGCGTGATGCCAGCGAACGCCAGTCCCACCGCGCTCGGGTTGA